TACGGAAGATACCGAATTATTATCAATTGTTATGGTTGCAGTAACACTACTTCCATATCCTGTTATATTATATAGAGGAACTCCCACAAATGTTCCATTAGAGTACCCTGCTCCCACGTTAGAAGTTGTGATTGCAACTACATTTCCACCAACATTTTCAATGTATCCAAATGCACTGCCCTCTGCAACTTTTCTTCCGGGAATTAAAATAGTTCCAAGGACTGATGTTGATGAAGTTGTAATTCCTACATTTAACTTTCTTGGTAAAACTTTAATTGGGTTATTAACTAACTGAGGAATATTTGAATCGTCAACATACGTTGTACTACCAACAGAAACATTAGGATTGTGGAAATATACTGTACCATTTGTAGAAGTAAAATTGGCTTTATAAAGTTTAAATGTTAGGTCCTCAGTTATTGAAGAATTCCAAATACCGCCATTTTGTGGTTTATATAAATTGCCTCCAATGTAGTTATTTGTGTATAATACTTGTTCAACATTTGGTAAAGTTTGAGTAGAAACTGTTGGTTGATTTGTTTGTGCAGTCCAAACTTTATAATTACTTGATGATGAACAACTTAAAGAAATCGCATATTGCTTATTTGGTTGTAAATAAATTGGTGATAGGAATTTAATGTTGGTTGCTACTTGTCCTGTGTTAGAAATTGTAATTGCAGATGGATATAATTCTGCTCTAGCAAAATCTTGAACCAGGTTTGTTTTTGGTGATCCACCAATATCTGTTTCCTTAATTTCAACAAAAACTTTTTCAGTGGAATCTTTTTCTGCAAAATATAGATCAACAGAAGTTAAGAACATCCCGGTATTATCGGTTCTAAACGTTTGTGATAATGGATCAGTTTTCAATGCATTTAGTGGAAGTGCTATGGATGGTCTTCTGAGAGCAATAGTAGTTGTATTTAATTGTGTATTTACAATTCCAGTTGCATAAAAACTATTTTGTGTATATGAAATTAAAGTTGCAGAGGAATTTGTTGAACTTGATGACAGTTTAAATGTTTTTGTTCCAGTCCCAAAAGTATTTGATGGCGTTGGTGTTTGTAATGGATTTCTAATAAAGAAACATCCAATTAAATCACCAACATCATCAGTAATTAGTGATTGTGTAGAAACTGTAGATTGCGCTCCTGAAGTCTTTCCTATAAGTGTTGCACCTTGAGGTAAATATCCGAAAAATCTTCCAGATGCATCATCCGCTAATGAGTACGTATCAATATTTAAAATTGTAGATGAGGAAGAATATGATGACGCCAATTGTGTTGAAGTATTATATGGATTTTGTGAATAAGTTACAGTAGGAATGATAGAGTTATAAGTTCCTTTCTTATGTGTCGTAGTTGATAATCTAAAACTTGCTACTTTTATATTATTAAAATAAGCATCAACCGTTTCACCAGTTTGGAATGCTGGTGATCCAGACTCCATTGTTATTTGTAATAATTTTGGAATTACGTCAATATTTGAATTCCCATCAAAGAATGAATAATATTGTGTATTTGGTTGTAATCCACTAGCATAAAACTGAACGTTTCTAGATTTAAACTTCTTAGATGGATTGGTACTTAATATTAGATCTGCAATAAAGGAATTATCCCATTCACCTTGATTTCTAATTACTATTCCATTTTCAGAATTAATTGATCTTACCCATGTATCAGAAGATGGAGTAAGACTTACATAACCGTTATAATTTGTAACTCCAGCTGGATTAATATTCTGTTGATTAGTAGCGTATGTTTGTCCTATACCGGCGGATACTTCCGAATAATTTAAAGTTACAACATCTCCAGTTTTTCTTATATTTGAATCTAATAAAGATAGATCTGATGAAAAATCTGCAGTATCAATATTAACATTACCACTTACACCAATTTCTGCCTTTAAAGAATATGAGGAAATATCAGAATTTAATTCTTCAGTATTTTTATTAATCGCACATTTTGAATCTAAATTTTCTATATCGATAAAATTATTATTTTTAAAATTATCTACAAAAAATCCAGATTTAAATTTGTTTATTCCGTTAGCATCTAATATTTGCAAAGATTTTGTATTTAATTCTAATAATGATAAAGATGAAACAATTTCTACATTTTCAATTCTTTTTTCTAAAGATCCAATATCTTTCATTGTATATCTTTTATTATTCACTAGCTTAATATCACTATCATTAGGATTATAAAGATATGCTGGTAAAATAATAGTTGCTATAGCCATTGAATCATCAATAGTTATAGGTTCTTTAGGATTTAGAGATGATACTCCTTTAATTAAATTAAAAGATCCACTTTTATTTAAAACAATTTTATCTATTCTAGGAAGATAGTATGAATATCCTACTGTGGAACTTTCATTTGGAGTTAAAACTAATGTTGGATTATTTCCAGATGTTGCAAAAGATCTACTAGCGAAATCAAAAGGAGATGAAGTTATAGATGTAAATGTTGAAACTCTAGGTCTGAAATCTAATGTATCAGATGATCTTAAATTGTCTTTTAAAAGTGGAATATCTTTTTTATATCTTCCAGGATCATATGATCCAACTGTGTATACATCTCCACTATCATTAGTTGGAACATTGTAATAATCAAAAATAATCAAAAGTCTTCTAGAAGGAACAACTAATGGATTTTTTCTAATTATTCTTGAATAATCATAATATTGTTCTCTCTGACCCTTATCTAAAATATATTCTTGAGTTCTATTTACATATGCACCAACATCAACACTCTGTATAGCAGCTACAATATTAGATTCAGTAAAGGTAACCGTTTCTCCATTAACAAATTTATTTGAATTTAAATAAACAAACTCAATTCTTGTTGTATTATTTCTAGTCACTATTTGAGCAACAGATCCACTTGTTTGTCCAATGATTTTTTCACCAAGAATTGAATTTGTATTTAAATTTAATCCCGTTTGGAAATTTAATCCATCTAATACTGGAGGTGCATTATTTACCGATTCATAAACTGCTATAATATTTGCAACATCTGGAACATTTAGAGAAATTTCTTTATCTTCAACTCTTAATCCATAATATATACTTGTCGATAGTCCAGAAAATGAGGTAGATACTCCGGTAATTGATCTATTTACTTCTAATTTTTCACTTCTTATATAAATTTTTTGTTTATTTTTAATTGAATTTTTTCTAACTGTTGAATTTACAACCACATTAGTTTGACTTGGTGTTAATCCACTGAAAGTAACAGAAGTTTGAGATGAATCTAATGTAAACTTATCAGAAGTTAAAGGTTCTACAGATCCATCTGAATAAAACACAGAGTACCTTTCAACGTCAAAAGTTTCAAAATATGCACTTGTAATCCCAACATCAGCTAAACTTAAAGATAGAGTTCCAACCGCGTTTGTAGATTCTCCTGTAGTTTGACGAGTTACTCTTAGTTCAGATCCATCAAAATTAATCTCTGATATATTTTTATTATTTAACTTCGCGTATAAAAATGCATTCTCTTCATTTTGAATAGATGGAACACCAGAAGAAAAAGTTACATCCGTAGTGATGTTTGGAACTCCTCCATCGCAAACACCAGAAACTGTGGAAACACCAGAAAGAGTTACTGATAATCCATCAGTTGAAATTCCAGTAATTCTATTAAAAGTTTCAGTTGTAAATCCAGATCTTTGATACCTGATAATTGTATCGCTTGCAACCCCTATAAAATTTCTACCAGCACAAGTTGCTATACCACTAGAACTAATTGTTAATATATCGTTAGAATTAAAATTTAATAAATTTTGACGAGTTAAAAATGTATCTGCAACAAAATCTGTTGATAAACCAATGGCAGTAGAATCTTGATATACAGATTTAATATCTTTTATACCAAAAGATATAACTTGTTGAATTGATCTAGAATATTCAACTGATCCATTTATTGATATTTGCTCTCCAGGACTAAAAGTTCCAGATGTTTGAGTTAATGTAATTGTTGTTCCATTTGCACTAGTAACAACATATCCAGAAGCTCCACTATTTAATCCCTCAATAAAAGAAGAATTTGGGCAAGAAGTAGCATTTAATGAATTATTTAATACTAATCTTGTATATGTTTGAACATCAAATAAATATAAATCCCAATTAGACGATGCATTGGAATAAGCACTATCACTTAAACCAAAAGAGTATACTCTTGCTCTTCCAATTTCATCTCCAGATCCTGTGACAGTTGAATTTTTTCTTTGACTGTGTAAACTTATAGTATGATTATTATTAATTCCAATAACAGGAGATCCAGATACATTGTTAACTCTCAACAGATTTCCCATTTCAAATGGAACTGATGATGCAAAAACTGCGTTAGTATCCCTTGGTTTTTGTACATCTAAAATTGTTGTTTCTGATTTTTTAATATCAAATCCTTTAACATATGCTTTTCCTGGAGAAATACTTATGGATAGTAGATCTTCAGATGGATTATTATTTTGATCAGTTTTTTGATTTTCTAAATAAATTCCATCAGAGGAAATTCTATCATTTAAAGAATTTTTTACTTCAACGGAAAATGGAGAAATTGCATAATCTCCAGATTCATCAGAAGTTCTTTCTGCAATATATTCTTTAATTAATGAGTAATTAGTATTATCTTGTAATTTTTTTATTAGTCCGTTAGAAACTCTAACTATTTCTATAAAGTTTTTGTCATCAAAATCATTTATTGCTTTTTTACTTAAAACTGCAGATATTTTTAATCTATCCGCTCCTGGAGCAGAATAATTTTCAAATCCTCTAGCATTATCAAAAAGATCTTTGTTTTGTGTAGATGCAAACTCTATGGTTTCCTGTATGTTTAATCCTATTCTATATGAGGGGACATTTGTATATTGATCAAGTATTAGAGTGCTTTCATTTATACTTACAAAAGTTCCTCTAATAAAATAAACACCTTGAGATATATGAATAGCGGATCCTGTTGAACAAGATCCACTACTAATCAAAGATGCTATAGTTTGTCCAGAATTTATCGTCGTATTTCCGTATTTAAAGGTATCTAAAGTTATTAGTGGTTCTCCATCACGAAACTGATTGATTTTAAAATCAACATCAGAATTTAAATATTTTACATATAAAGTATATGTTTGAACGGAGGATTGTACTTTTGTTAGAACATTTTTAATAACAGCCGTAATTTGAGAATTTTGTCCTTTAATTTTTTTACCAATCAATTGTTGCAAATATATACCAACGTCTAGACCTAAATGTAAATCATTTATTTTTACTGCATAATAATTTGGATCATATGTAGTATTTCCGGGAATAACAACAGATCCCTCTTTAAAAAAATGAGATCCGAAAGATTGAATTTGATTTTGAAGTATTGATTGTAATGTTACTAATTCTCTAGACTGAACTGGGAATCCTGGTTTAAATAATACCCGATAAAAATTTTTACTCGCATCAAAGTCGTCAAAATATGGCGATACATTTAAATTTGTTTTTTGGGACATTTTTAGAATTCCAGTATAATTTTAATGTCTTCTTTTTGTCTTGGGTTTCTTGTAACCACTGGTCTGTTATCCAGATAGAGGATAGTTCCGCTTGATTTATTTATCTCTGCAGACGCAATTCCATTATTAAATTGAGTTGCAAGATTAACTATTTTTGACGATGAAACTGATGTTGTAATTCCACTAAAGTTAGTATTTATTGTGCCGCTAAAACCATTCGTTGCAGTGATTGTTCCGCCCGCAGGACTAAAATCAACTATCGTAGCTTCATTAACTACATTAAATGAATCTTTTTGATCATCTGATTGTGAATTAAAATATAAAGACCTATCAGTAAAATATTTTAAAACTCTAGTTTCAGGATCATACGAAGCAATATATCCGAATGCGGTTCCAACTCCAGCCACTGATTGAAATATTCTAGTTCCTGGGATTGCATCAGAAATATTAGATGCTGTTAGTAATTTTAAAGAGCGAAGATTGGAAAATTGACCGTCTGTAAAAATTGAAGAGGCAGATCCAATTACGGTTGGATTTTTAATAATTCCAATTTGTGAAAATCTTGTATCTAATGGAAAATCTTTTGTTGAATCATCAAATCTCGAATAAACTAAAACTTTATCTGTCCCTAATTCAGTATAAAGATCATATCCATGACCTCTAGATGGTGGAATAATAGGAATCAAATTTGCAAAAGTAGTTGCACCTGAATTAATTGGGGAAAGATCAACTCTTCCATAAGTATAATTTTTTCCACCAGAAGAAACTATTGCTTCAGTAATTTTTCCTCCAATAACATTAACAATAACTTTTCCCCCAGTCCCGTCCCCAATAATATTCAATTCTGCACTTGTTGTATTATATCCTGCACCCTGATTTTGAATGTATACTTTTTTTATCTGATTATTATTAATTGTTGAATCTCCATTTTCACGAACTGCTTGAATTTGAGCATCTGTTGAAGATGACCAACTATTTGGAACTGGTATATATTCTATAGAGTCAAATTTAATAATATCACTTGGAGAAACTGTGAATAGATATTTCCAAATATATCCATCTCCACTCTCTCCAGCTCTAGATGGTTCAAGATCAATAAATGTTGGTTCATCTTGAGAAAAATTTCCTCCAGGTTTTGCTATACTGGATCCATTATCAATGCACAAGTAAACTCTAAAATCACTATTGATTACATAGTAATTTGAATCATATAATCTTGTCGAGCTAGTTTGAGGGGATTGATTAAAAATATTATAATCATGTCTGTACATTTCATATATTGTGCCCTGCTTCCAACTAACTCTCCTTATGAGTCTTCTTACATCATTAGATGTAATTCTTTTTCCAAAAATAATAGTATCTTTTACATGATTTAAATAATTAATATTATCTTGAGGATTAGGAACATTAGAATCCCAACTAGTTGATCTACCAAATCCTACTGCAGTAGGATTTGGTAGACTTAAAAAAACATAGTAAGAATTGTTAGTGTCTTGAACAGAATCGACGAAATTACTCGCATTCAAAATTCTAAATTGATCCGTAACAATTGCAGCCATATTATTAGCTTTTTTCTATATTTATACTTAAAAATTAAATTAACCGCTTACTTAATCCACCAGTATCTCTCAACCCATAACCACGTCTTAATATTTGTGGAAAAGTAGTTAATCCAGAATTAACTGTATGCCCACTAACAGCAATAGAAACAGGATTTAAACCCCTGGATATTCCAGACAATCTACCCCAAGAAAATCTTCCACAAAATTCAGACGTTGTTGCAATTCCTACAACAGAAGTTGTTGAAAGAATATTACAAGTTAAAACTCCAACCAGATTATTTCTAGATATTGCGTTTATAATATAGATATTATCTACAAAAGTCGTCCCTATTCCAACTATATCTGAGTTTGAAGTATTAATGGAAGTTACTCCATTACCAACTATGGTTTGAGATACTAAAATAGGATATCCTACGATTAAAGAATCTATATCGGAAGAAGAATCGTATAAAATATTAAATCTTAATGCTAATGGATTAGATCCAGTTCCCACCGATGTAGTTATACCAGTTATTATACCACTGAATCCTTCAACAAATTTTATTTGGGGAACTAGTTCTTTTTTAAATGTGGGAATTGGTCCTATAATCATTGGTGGAGTAGTGCTTGTATATCCACTTCCTGGATTTGTAATAGTTACTGAGGATACTGTTCCTGCAGCTGAAACAGTCGCCGTTGCTGTTGCCGTGCTTCCAACACCAACTGGTTTTCCAATTTTTAATGTTATAGTAGCACTAGGTGTATATCCACTACCACCTGTAAGAATTCCTATGGAAGAAATTGTTGATACACCACTTACTGTTGCGGTAAATCCTGCAGAAACCGGATCAATGGAGTCTATAATTAAACCCTCAAATTTAGAAATAACTATACCAGTATTAGGATCATTTTCCTCATATTTGAATAATTGAGCACTATCAACAAAAATTTGATCATCAGATGAAGATACATTTTTAATTATTCTAGATGTTGGAACTACAAATGTTTCTAAAGAATCTCTTGATTTAAATTCATAATCCTCCTTAATGATTAAATCTCTCTTTTGTTTAGACCAATGTATTGGTCTGAAATTATTTTCATCAATACCATCACTTAAATAAATCCCTGTTTCTACGACATCAGCACTTTTTATTAATGATACTATTCTGTTATCCTGTAAAATAGTATCAGATATTTGATCATTTTTATCTAATTCTAAAGTATCTCCTGGTTTTACACTTTTATTTACATTTACTAAAGAACTATCAATTCCTCTTGTACCTCTATAGAAGAAAATTGCAATATTATCTTCTACTTTTGGAGCTTCTTTAAATTTAAAAGTAGTTCCTCCATCAAAAGTGTAGGAAAGAACTGGTTCCTGCATAACACCATTTACAAATATTAAAAGAACAGAATTGAAATCTATAAGATCAGATTCTGGATTCTGTTTATCTTTTTCAAAACTCAATAATTCATTGTTTCTAAAAAGTGGAAATCTGGTTCTAGATCCATTTTGAAGTGCCTTTACACTATCAATATAATCTAACTCTCCTAACTGCCAGGAAGCAAAAGAATCTGAGAATGTCTCTTCAACTGTAAAAATTATTTCTTCAATTGGAGATGCTAATCTTCTATCAGTCACTAATCCAACAATCTTAAATTTATCACCTCTATTAAATGCATATCCTGGTTTTGTTATAGTAAATGATTTCACTTCAAAGAAACTTTGTCCAGTTCCAGTAACTGAACTTTCTCCAATGTTTACAGTTATTGATAGACCAATTCCAGTAGTGGTTGTATTTCCTATAGACAACCTAGAGACACCCACAATAGATAAATTATCATAAGTTGGACTATCGATCTTAAAATTGGGTTTAGTATATCCACTTCCACCATTTACAATGTTGAATGATAAAGTCCCTCCAGCACCAACTGTTGCTGTTATGTTAGCTCCATTTCCAGTTGTATCTGTGACTCCTATCGATATTGTTCCCCCTCTATATCCAGATCCAGATATATCTGTTGTCCCAATACCCACAGCAGTAATACTTCCACCAGCACCAATAACCGCTGTTACAGATGCTCCTACAAGAGGTGCATATCCAAGTCCACCAGTTGAACCAAGAGAAATTATAATTCCTCCCCTAGGAACTTGATTTTGGTTTACATCAGATGGAACAATAACTATTTCATCAGTATTTGGTCTAGTAATAGATGTAAATGTTATAGTAGTAATTCCTAAAGATGTCGAAGATGTCAGTTCATAATTTTGATCCGAGTTATTGGCGGTCTCTGGAGTTTGGAATACATCATTGATAAACACTAATCCACTACCCGGTTCAATTCCAGATGTATTCTTTCCTTCAATAGTTAAATTAAATGTTCTTCCAATACCAGTAAATTGTTCTGATAAATCATCATACAATTTGTTAAATTCATAATCACGACGCAAGAACACTCTACCATTGAAAGTTGATTTTGGTAACGGCAATCCACTAACATCTAATCTGTTATTGTTTCCTTTACCATCTGGAGCTTCACTAAAGTGAATTTTATTTCCAACTATATTAAATGCTCCCCTATAAACTCTAACTTCAGTTCCATCAGTATGGGTAGTTGCCGATGAACCAACATATCCCCTATTAACTTCAACAATAGGTACTGTCCCAACTCCTGTGATTGGTCCACCATTAGTAGTCCCCAAACCTACATTTTTTACTCTAAAATATTCATTATCTACTCTAAGTAAATCTTTTGGGAATATGGAAGATATTCCAGATAATGTAATAAATGATACTCCAGCACCAATTGTTCCACCATTATTTTGTAATGTATGATTGACTGGAGTCCAAATAATTGGATATTGATTAACACCATTTACAGTAATTAAAGATTTTTCAAGTTTTTTCTTCATTTCAAGTTTATGTAAATTACCAGATCCAGAAGACGTAAACGTAAATCCAACTCCACTCCCACCACGTACACCCGTGAGTTTAAATTTGTTTTCATTAATTTTTATTGCATAAACAGTTGAAGGTGCAATATCTGTAGATATTCCTGTGATGTAATTTGCTCTTATAGTAGTTCCAGTCGAAACATTAGATATTGTAATTGCTGAATTTAGTTTATTTGAGTAGAATGTAACATCAGTTCCTGCACTAATAGTTTGACTAGAAGTGATTGAATTAATTCCAATAGAAGTAATAGAACCAACTCCAGCATTAGAAAGATCAAATATACTAGATCCAATACTTAGTATAGAGGTATTAGCAACTCCAGTAACGACTGTAGATCCACCACTAACTATATTTCCTGTAAAGTAAGTAAATGTGGAACCTATTGAAACAATAGTAGCCCCAGCAGACACTGATGTTCCAGTTATTAACTGACCTACACTTATTCCAGTTGTTGATGCAACTCCAGTTATCGTAGAAAATCCAACGATAAAATCTCCTGTAAAAAATGCACCACCAACTATGGTAGTTCCAATTCCAACTGAACTAGCCGCAACACCAATTAAAGTAGAAAATGGTGTATAAGTTAGTTCTTCACCTGTTTGGAAAAAATGATTTGGAATAGTAAAAATTCCAGTTGACTTATCTAGAACATTGGCGTTATTTGGATTAAATGTTTTTTCAAAAATAGGAGTTCCTTTATGATTCAAGTCAAACTGTAATCTATCTTTTCCAAAATTATTCAATGCACCATAAAAGCTATTGTTTATTTCTTCAATACCTACACCATATGCTAAGTTTGGTGGAGTGTTAAATTCGTCACTATCCAGATATAAAAACTGATTAAATTTTTGTATTAAAACACTATTTGTAGAAAACTTCGTATCTGGGTGAAATACAACATTAACCTTTAATCCTGATATACTAGCACTAAAAGTTCCAATACCACTTGTAGATGCTGATCCAACTGCTAGAAATGGATATTGCTGAATATTGACTTTATCATTATCGGAAATAACAAGGAATTGATGCAGTGCAACTGTAGTTCCAACTCCAACTTTAACTAAAGATTTTAAGGAAGATTCCTTACCCAAATCATATGAAGTTATAATTGTATTTCCAATAGACACTTGATGACTAGACTCAAGTCTAGCACTTCTCTCAGATCCTGGACTTTGATCTGATGTTAGATAACGGTAAGTTCCAATTCCAGATGTTATTGTCCCAAACCCGACTGTCTTTGCTTTTACTGTTACTGGAGAATTAGTGTTATTTGTGAAATTTAATCTAAATATTCCACCATTAACACTAACTCCAAATGTTCCTATGAATCCAAAAGATGATCCACTAATATTATTTTCAGTATCGAAATAATATTCACTAATATATCCATCATTTCCATCATGATGTGCAAGAATTTCAAAATAATTCATGTCCAAAGTAGTTTCATTACGAATAAAGACATTGGAATAAACTGTATTGATTGAGGTTAGTTGAGATTGGAATATACTTGTGGTTATTCCAGAGGTTGCAATATTTTCTGTTCTTGCACTTAATCTCAAAAATCCTAAGTCAGTGAATCCAACACCAATATTTGAAGTGCTTGATGAAAAATAATCACGATATATTTTTAAATTATAGTTGAATATTAGCGGATCAATAGGATCAAATCTCATTATAGAGTTTCCATTTGCACTAAATGATCCAGATAGATTACCTAATAAAGAATTTCCAGTGTGTAAATTAACTTTATTAAGTGTATATGTATTTTGATTATTATTTAAAATTACTAATTCACTAGTTTGAATGTTAGTTTTATCTTCATCAACAATTTGAACTAAAAATTTAGAAAATTGATCTGTTACTGGATATTCAAATGCATCAATAAATATATCTTTATTAAATTCTGCACTAGAAAATTTATTACTAATATCATCAATTTGAAGAACTCTATTTGATATACATTGAATAAAATCTGTTAGTTTTTTATTTTTTAAAATAATAGCATCGGAAAAATTTATAGTTGGTAAATAATCAACAGCTAGGTCAAAATTATAATATGTATCCACTCTTTCTTCAGAAATAAAATCTAAAATTTGATTTAACGATTGAGTTGATCCTATCCCTACAGATGCACTAGATGTTATACCAACATCGGCAAAATTTTTAAGTCCTGTTGGATGAACTAAGCGATTTACAGAATCTTTAATAACATTAAAATCTAAAACTTTGTTGTTCTTATATCTTTCACCAGAAGTTTTAATTGAATATGAAAGTTTTTGATAGTAATCATTATCTGGTAAAACTTGATAACTATTATTCAATTTTCCAATATTATTTTTCCAACCGTAGTTTCTTTCTTTTGAATAATTTACAGAAAAATATGAAGTTAAATTTATATCTTCATTAACACTTGCAAGATTGCCTGAACTCAAACCTTTTAGTTGATCATCATATAATAAATTTTGCTCTCCATCAATTGTTAAATAATTTTTATCAGATGTTTTTACAATTAAATCTGATTCAGATCCATTTATCAAAAGTTTTTCTCCAATATAAAAAATACTTGGAATTTTTGAAATACTAAATGTTGGATAATTTTTTCTATTAACTATACTTGTAAATTGATTAGTTTGAATTGTAACAGGAGTTCCAGCATTACTAGTATATTCACCAATATCATATCTCAAAATTGCAGGATTTGAATTTACATATGAAACTACTCTAAAAAATCTATATCCATTATCAGCAGAATTAAACCCTGTTCCTGGATTTGCTGCTTGTTTTATTAGACCTTCAACAAAAACATAATCGTTAGATGCAAATGGGGGAATTACAAATCCATTTATTGCGGGAGTTTCCAGTTCACATTCAACTATACCATTTGTGTAACTTAAAATTCTAAGCACTCTTACGCCATTACTATTTTTTTCTGTAAAAATAGTATGATCTACAGACTCTAAACCTTTCGGTTCTTCAATAACATCCACACTAACTATTGCATTTTCACCTATTTTAGCTTGTAACAACCCAGATGAAATTTTTTGCCTTGTATTATTATTAACCAATGATAATATAGGTCTGGAAAGTATATTTTTTCCACCATAAACCATCGAAACATTAGTAATTTTATCTGATTTTTGAAGACGAACTAGTCTAGGAATATCAGCTTTTGGTTTTAGTGTTTTATCAGATGCATATTCTAATCCCTCATTTAAAATTCTAAGTTGTTCAATTTTTCCGATATTTGTGGATTTTGTTTTTAAAATTGCATTAGATCCTAAACTAAATGTTGTTATTCCAGAAACATATGGTAGTTTTTTATATCCAAATCCACCAGATATTATATCTAATTTTTCTATGCCTCCTTTTGCTGTTTTTGAGTTTGTGTAATATCGAATAATGTTACAGTCTATTGGATTATATGAATATTTTTCAGGTATTTCTTTTAGTGAAATATTAAAAGTTGTTGCTCCAACTCCAAATATCTTATACTCTCCATTATATACACTATCTTTGTATAAAATTTGAGATGAATTTTGAACTTCAGAATCAATGGAAATTAATGATCCTTGTTTTTCTAATGTATAAAATAAATTAAATGGATTATTTGTGTTAAATCCAAGAGTTACAGTGGCAGTAGTTGAAATTCCAATGGTTCCAATTCCAGACACTGAAAAGTTAGATGTAATTCCTGTAGATACAAATTCATTTTTAAAATCAGAATCAAAGAAAAATTTTAATTTGTAATTTTTCAAAGAACTATCAGATACGTCAAAAACTAAATTATTATTTTTAACTACGTTAAGTTGAGGATTTATTAAACTAATTTCTTGAGAAGATCCTCCACTTCCTCCAATGCTCACAATAATTGGTGGAGACAAGATCGAATCTTTATAAGTTTCACATAAGTGAATATGATTATCATCAATTCTATGAACAAAATATCCGCCAGTGCTCAACCCAGAAGCTATCAAATTGGAAGATCTATAAAAAACTTTTTGCCCTGTTTTTAACTCATGATTGGGTAAATTAATTCTACTTGTAACGGTGTTTATGCCTGTGGAATTAAATCCTATTGGATTAATTAGGATTTTATTATGATTTGAGTTATATGTAATTTTTACATTAGAAGATGTTGTTCCTATTCCAGTACTTAATCCGGGATTTACAGTTAGGATAATATTATCACCATAAGCAAGATTATGATCTGTTGAAACTGAAACTTGACTAACAATTTTTTTAACACTAGCAGTAATTTGATTATATTCAGGTTCAAAGTAGTAATAATTATTATTTGATCCAGCATTATCAAAAAATAGTCCACTAGTTGTTGTAGTTAATCCTATTTGAGTTACAATCCCAATAGTATCTGGAGTTTTATTAATTATATAAACATATTGACTGTTTCCAGATAAGGGCAAATTAAAGAAAGGCGCTCCTGGAGTGTTTCTAACCTGTAAAGGATTAGTTCCAGTTGGTCTAACAAATAAAACTCTTTGATTAGTTTGAAATGGATGATTAGGAATGTATATACTTTGAGTTTCTACTGAAATTGTCTTTGATATTGTTCCCAACTGATATTGTATACTATTAAATGTCCCAGTTTCAAGACCTACACTTACTGAAATGTTTGGATTAAAATATATTTTATCATTTGATTTAGAATTTAGATGATTAGTATCTAGATTAATTATAAATTTATCAGTATAAAAATTAACTCTTGTGCTAGCTGGGTGTACAGTACCGGAGAGGCCTCTTGATACTCTGAGTATACTTTCATTTTCAAATATGTTTAGTACTGACAATATTTCGGTTCCTATTCCTACAGTTGATCCAATACTAATGTTATTGGGAAATGGTGAAATATGTAAATCAGTTATGATTCCTATAGTTGCATTAGAAGGTACACTGTAACTTAAAGATGAAAAATTCGATGAGACTCCTATTTTATGAGATCCTACCAAATTTTTAATTGAATTTGTAGATACTCCTGAGATTTGAACTATATCACCATCTAGTAAATTATGATAAGGTGATATTTTTATTTCTAGTTCATTTGGGGTTTTTCTAACAATTAGAGCTTTTTCATAAACTTCACTATTCGTAGAAATGTTAACTATATTTTTTCCACTGATAGAATTAACTATAGCAGAAGCACCACTTCCTTCAGTTTTATCATTATCAAAAATTAAACTGTCGCCTACGGAGTAATTATTTCCAGATGATATTACAGGTAAATCTTCAATATTACCATTAGATATCGATTCTACTAAACAAATTTGCTCTACTAACTTATTTGGTTCAATAATAAAATCATTATTTGAATATTCTTGACTTACTCTATATGGAAATGTGTTTCTAATAAGATTTGATTTATTAAAATCAAAATCTTGATATTGATTTAAGTCTGTATCAAAATCAGATCTATAACAATTTCCAATAAAATAAGGAAATTCTGAATCTAAAGTGTTGTTACTTAAGTTTGTAGATACTCCAACATAATAAGCATAAACTCCCTTTGGAAAGTCTGGAGTTTTGGAAAATCTACCATTACATTCATCTAAATCTCCACTTCCAGTATATGAATAGTCCTCTACAAAAAATCCTAAGTTAAATCCACTTGGCCTATTGTAAACATTAGATAAATTTGATGTGTATCCAGATTTAACTAGTTTTAATGGTGAATTATCATCATTTGGATTAGAATAACCATAAGGTCCATATATTGGATTTCCATCATAAGCCCAACCAATTATTTTAGAGTGTTCATTTTCTCCCATATCAGAAAAAGATATACCCTCTCTAGCAGTCGAATAACCAACAATTCCATAAGATAAATTATCACCATTTTCCACGAATATTTCATCAGAAAATTTAACTTTGTTGTTTATTGTTAATGATCTAACATCAACTATCAGAGATCCATTTTTTCCTGATGGTTCAACTCTAATGGAAGTATTTTTTGGATTATAATTAGATCCAGAGTTAATAACGATTACCTCTTTAATTATTCCATTGATTACTTTTGCTCTTAATCTAGCTCCTAATCCATCACCATTAACAATTAAGTTTGGTGATGAGGTATAAAATGACCCAGAATTTTGAACCTCTACACCTACAATTTTTCCATTAGACAGGATAGGTTTTAATTGGGCTGAAGTTCCATTTTTTATATTTAATATTGGTCTTTTATGAAAATTAAGAATTTTTGATCCATAATCTGTTCCTGGATCGTACAAATAAGCATCAACAATCTTTCCTCCAAAAATAGGAGTCGCTGTAATTGTTCCAATAGTTCCAGCGTATTCTATTTTTAAATTTAGTTTGATGGGAGGATATTCAAAGATTTGTTGACCAGACCCAGTAGAGTTAAAAACTACATATTTTCCTCGATTAAAATCTGATTTAGATGGAATATCGGTGTTGATCCCAGCATTAGATAATTTAAAATTAGAATTATCTACTTTTATCACGTAATATTGATTACTTGTTGATAAACCACTAATGACTTCCTGAGAAGTATATCCAAATCCTACTGCGGTACGATAATTGATTAAGTCTCCATCATTAAAACCATGATTAACAAAATTTACAGTGCTTGTGAATGTTGAAATTCCAATTGGTTTTACCTTTAAGACCCTATTTTCATAGTTAGAACCACTATCAATAACTTTAATATCTGATAGAATTGACTTTCCATTTAATAATCTAAATTTATGAATTCCACCAGTATTCGTTGTAGTAAATCCAACCGTATTAATGCCCGAATTTAAATCAGATAAAGTATTAAAGAGTCTAACCGAACTTGTATTTACAACTTCAGGGAAATATATTCCACCATTGACTAGATATTTTGATTGATCAGTATTAGATCCTCCAAAAGTTCCTATTCCAAGAGGAGCATTTCCGTTTTGATTGTATATAATAGGATTTCCATTTTGTAAATTATGAGATTCTAAGAATGATATGGTTTCATCCTCAACATTAATTCCACCTCCAAGAGTTGATCTCTGTGCATTGAAACTAATTTCTCTAAATCTTTTTTCAACAATTGGTTGTAAAATAGCACCAGATCCATTTCCACCACTAATGTACGCAGAAACAACTCTTTCAATATCAACGTCATTTGGATCAACTAAAACTTCTTTTAAATTTCCATTAATAACAAGATCAATTAATGCAGTAGTTCCAATTCCTACTGATGAATTTGATATGACTACAGACGGAGGATTTATAATATCATAATCAGTCCCAGAATTGATAATATTTAAATTTTTTAACGGACCATAATAAATTTTATCGTTTGATTTATAATTTATTATTTCAACACCATTGATTAATATTCCAGTTGGTCCTGGTTGAGTTATGATTCCTTTTCCAGATTTTATATTTGGTGCTAATGGTATTTTTCTTAGTATTTTTTTAGGATCTAATTTTTTGGTTCCTTTTTGCTCTTCTAATGTAAATGTGTGTATAGCTGACTGAGATGATCTATCAAATTGCACAGGATTATTAGTTCCAATAAAAGATCTAGCATTATATAATTTTATTTTATTTTTTATATCTGTTGGATTAGTCGTTTCTAAAACTTCAACGTAATAAGTTTGATTAAATGTTAATCCACCAATAGCATTACCGGTCCCTGTGTAAACCACAGCGTCCCCTGTAATAAATGGTACAGCAGTTATGAAAGATAATATTGTATATTTTGTTGTCCCATCCGTTGAAATTATAGCACCTGGAAAAATATCATTTAAATTTGATGACGGTGTAATTTGTATTGATGCAAAAACTACTTGTTTAGAAATATTGAAGTCTGGAAGAGAATTTGAGGCTACAAAAATATTTTTTAAATTTTCATCGTATGTGTTTTGAACATTAGCAGTAATTTTAGGATATCGTAAGGATAACCCTGTGGATGATGCATATTTTATGTTTCTTCTTATACTAATTTTTGTATTTGAACTAATGCCAGTAATATTTTTATTTAAAGAGACAACGTTATTAATAATTGATGTTACTATGGCATTCTCTACAATAATATTTTCAGAATTTCTGCTTAAAACATTTACAGAATCTCCTACTTTCAAACTCGATTTGTCTGGTGCTTCAAATAATGTAACTTGACCACTACTAAATGCACTTACTTCATATCTTGAACTAGTATTATAAATCCATGAATTAAAGATTAATTGCTTATATGTTTTTTGAATTGGATTTTTAACTTTATCTCCAATATGTTTTACAGAAATAGAATCTCCAATTGATCTAAAGTAAATATTATTTTGATCTTCTAGTTCTGATAATACTCCAGTAACTCGTAATTCCACTTTTTTTGAAGTATTTCCATTTTCATACCCATAAATTAATCTATCAGATCTAATGTCAGATCCTGGAGATATTTCTGCTGATACACCACTACATCCAAAAAATTGATTGATTGATTTATCGGTATAAGTAATTGTATTAATTCCACAAATAACTGATCCGGTTTGATCGAATCCAATCGTGGAATCAACCGTTATAACAGTAGAATTAATATCAACTTTATCAATTACTTTTGTTTTTGGTGTTATTTGGAATGTTCCTTCTATTGAACTTTTATCATTAAATCCAGCAAATAAATGTATTTTGTAGTAATTTTTATTATTACGAGTTATAATTTCAACTTCTGAAACTGGAGCAGAAGCAGTATCATCCGAATTTTTAATTATTTGCCCAATAAGATTATTTGGATTTTTTCCGGAAATTAATTCTGTTACTAAAATTTCCCTTCTAATAAACTCAGCACTAGATGGTTTAATTAAAAATTCCTCTAATTTTAAAATAGTTGGATCAATACCATACAAAACATTATATAAAATTCTAAATGACTCTGGTGTACCTTTGCTTTGATAAAAAGTTCTTATTTCTTTAATGAAATTATTTACATTTAACTCAGAGACAAAATCAACATTTTCAAATCCTGGAGCCAAAGATTGTTTTAATTTTTTATAAAACTCTTTTAGAAATAGAGCACTTAAATTTTCTACAACCGTTCCTTTTGAATGACTCTCAGATTTTGAA